TTTCTTAATCCTTTAGCGGTCGATGTTCGTGATCATGGAGGTCAGGTTATCGGAAAGCCTGAGTTTGTGCTGAATTTATCTAAATACACTTCTGAATCACTAGTGAATAGTGCGACAACAAACAAGACTATATTTAAAACATTACCACTTGATTTACAGCGTAGACTTAGCGATGGCGATAGAACAATTCCTCTAGATTTAGACAAGGTTGGTTTCTATCACTACAAAAGAGATGATTGGATGATGTGGGCTAATCCCATGATATACGCTATTCTTGATGATATTATGATGCTAGAAAAAATGAAACTTGCCGATCTTGCTGCGCTCGATGGTGCGATTTCTAATGTTAGACTATGGACGGTTGGTGATTTAGATCACAAGATTATTCCAACAAAAGCTGCTATAAACAAGCTGAGAGACATATTGGCTAGTAATGTGGGTGGCGGAACGATGGACCTTGTATGGGGTCCGGAACTCAACTTTTCAGAAAGTCAGTCTCAAGTCTATAGATTCTTGGGTGCGGAAAAATATCAGCCGGTTCTTACGAGTATCTATGCGGGGCTCGGCATTCCTCCCACTCTAACCGGGGCGTCTACTAGCGGAGGTTATACTAATAACTATGTGTCTCTCAAGACTCTTATTGAAAGATTAGAATATGGGAGAGAGATCCTGTCTCAATTTTGGAGACATGAGATTGAGATAATCAGAAAAGCGATGGGTTTTAGATTTCCTGCTGAGATTCATTTTGATTCAATTATATTATCTGATGAAGCGGCTGAGAAACAGCTATTGATTCAGTTGGCGGATAGAGATATTATTTCTCAGGAAACTTTGCTTGAGAGATTTAGAGAACTGCCCGGAATCGAGCGAGTGCGTGTACGAAGGGAAGAAAGAGAAAGGACAAATGACACAGGCGCTCCAAAGAAGGCTGGACCTTATCACAATCCTCAACACAAAGAAGATGTTGCAAAAATCTCGCTAACTAAGGACGCTTTAGATTCTGATGAATATTTGGAAAAGCTTGGTCTTCCTCCCGCGACTAAGGAGGAGGTAGTTGATCGTGATCCTGCTCCGGAGCAGGACGAGAAATATAATCCAGAAGAGCTTAATGGGCGACCAAGATTCTCTAGAGATACTACAAAACGAAAAGAGAAGCGAGTTTTGCCTCGTAGTGGAGACGCTACTACAGCCACCCTCTGGGCATTAGATGCTCAGTCCAAAATATCCGAAGTTCTTTCTCCAATAGCTCTTGCTCATTTCAATAAAAAGAATGCTAGAAGTCTAAATAAGTCAGAAGTAGACCAATTAGAGTATCTGAAAATGTGCGTATTGACCGGAATGACACCATATATGGAAATAACTTCTGAGGTTGTTAAGCAGTTATTAGATGGAAAAACCAAACCTTCTGATGAATTCAATTCTATTGTGGAACACAAGATAGACTCTTTTGTTCTAGCAAACAATAAGCAGCCCAATAGCTCTGAGATGAAATACATATACGCTTCTTCATTTACAGATATGCATGATTTTACTTAATAATTACCCAACATTTTGTTTTTTGTGTATTATCGTTGTGGAGGCTATTAAATGAAGATATATAAATCTGAAATCAGAGACGGTTTAGGCGACCTTCTTTCTGAGAAGAGTAGCGTAGCATGTTGTGCTGTCGCAGAAACTTATAATCCAGAAGACTCCAGCCAGTTAAGAAAATTACTCGCTGAGGAGTCCACTGTTGCACAAAATGAAGATCAAATAGATTTATATTATCTTAAGTCTATATTAGTTAGTACGGGGTGGAACAAGAATGATGACGTGTTTGATCCCAAAGAATTGTGGATAGCCAAAGAAACGCCCGAAGACAAGCCCTTTAATTTCATGCATGATGAAAAAGATATTATCGGCCATATTACCGGCAATACTGTTGTTGATTTTGAAGGCTATGAAATTGATACCAACACAGAAGAGGTGCCTGACACCTTCAATATTTTAACAACTTCCGTTATATATACGGAGTGGAGTGACGAAGATCAAAGAAGCAGAATGCAAAAAATCGTTTCTGAAATCGAGGATGGAAAATGGTTCGTTTCAATGGAGTGTTTATTTCCAGACTTTGATTATGCTCTAACAGCCTCTGACGGGTCTACTAAGGTTTTACCTAGAAATGAAGCGTCTGCATTTTTAACAAAGCATCTAAGATCTTATGGCGGAAGTGGAAAGTATGAAGACTATAGAGTTGGCAGATTATTAAGAAACTTATCGTTCTCTGGTAAAGGCTTAGTTTCCAGACCTGCTAATCCTCGTAGTGTAATATTGGAAGGAAACGAATTTTTTGATGAATCTAAAGCAGAAATTTTAACTATATCCTCTATAAAGGAGAGTCCGATGAGTGATAATCATGAAAAGCAAATCTTAGATTTGCAAAAGGAGCTTGCTGAAGCAAAAGCTGAAAATGAAGCACTGCGAGACAAGGTTACCGCTGAGAAGCAAACCGAGTTCCAGTCAAAAATCGATAGTCTTGAAGAAACTCTTGCCGAGCAGGTTGCACAGATTGCTGGCAAAGACGAAGAAATCAAGACTCTAGCCGGGTCTGTTAAGTCACAAGAGGAGTCTCTTGCGGCCAAAGACGAGGATATTAAGTGTAGGGATGAAGAATTAGCCGTTATGAAGAAAAATGAAGCGCTTATGAAGCGGAAGGCTAAGTTGGAAGATCTCGGACTTGATGCCGAGGAAGCCATCGCTACTGTTGAAGAGTTCCAGTCTGTTGACGAAGAAACCTTTGACAAAATTGTAGCCGTGATGAAGAAAAGAGCTTCTCAGGAAGAACAACCTGAAGAAGCGCAAGAAGAAACAGCTCCAGTGGCTAGCGCTGAAGTTGACGAAGAGAAGGATAGTGCCGAGGCTAATATTGAGGTCTTGGAAGACGCCGAAGAATCGGCGGAAGTCGCTATCGCAGAAGCTGTTGGTGAAGAAGACTCTGCGGAATCTCTTCGTGCGGTTGCTAGCGAATGGCTTGGTTCTATTTTGCAGTCCGTTCCAAAAGAAGACAACTAATTAAATTTTTACAAAAGGAGATTCATAATGGCTCTTAAATCAGATAGAAGTACTCTTCAAACTGACATCTCGTTTTTTATGAACGAAGCCGCTACTCGCGGTGGTGTCGCAGTTATTAGCACTGGTGGTTCTGGCGCGTCTATGGACAATGGTTCAGCTCTTGTAACTTATGCAGCCGCTCCATCTGGAACGGCGGCAGTAGGATTGCTGATGAACGATATGGTTAATATTGACCTTACTAGACAACACTTGAATCAGCATAAAGACGAAGTTCAAAAGGGTGGTAAAGTCACTCTTCTCAACAAGGGTTGGGTTGTGACCAGCAACTTGGAAGGAACTGATCCCAATGCGGGCGATTTAGCCTACTTGGCACATAGTGGAAATCTTTCGTCATCTAATATTGGCGGAACTGATTCTGCTGAGAAAATGGTTGTCGGACGATTCCTGTCGGATGTCGATGAGGATGGTTACGCCAAGGTGTTTATCGATCTTCCTAACACAAACCGCTCAGTCTAATCAACCCAAAGAAAAGGAGAGTTAATATGTCTACTAAAAACCGACCCACGCCCGAATTTATTGAGTTGCTCAAGCGCTCGGGTAGTTCTGATAAGATGGTCGCAGTGGCGGCCCAAAGAGAAATCGCTAAAGCTCTTGAAGCACCTATTCGTAAGGGTGTGTTGTTTGGCGATATTGTTACGTCAATTTATGAAGCAATGCCTTTGGAACCCGGCGCTACGCCAGAATTTCCATTGGATCTTTTGGCTCCCGGTACGGAGACTGATCACATTGCGTACACCAATCCCGGCAACGGTCGTATTCCCGAACGGCATGTCGAAGGTGATTACGTGATGGTTAATACTTAGGGCATTAGTAGCTCGATTGATTTCTTGCTTAAATATGCTCGTGAAGCTAACTGGAATGTGGTTGCTCGTGCCATGCAAGTGCTCGAATCGTCATTTGTTAAGAAGATTAACGATGATGGTTGGCACACACTTTTGGCTGCTGCTGTTGATCGTAATATTTTGGTTTACGATGCCGACGCTGCCGCTGGCCAGTTTACCAAGCGTTTGATCAGCCTCATGAAGACGGTTATGCGTCGAAATGGTGGCGGTAATAGCGCTACTGCTCCCGGTCGTTTGAGCGATCTTTATTGTTCGCCTGAAGCGATTGAAGATATCCGTAACTGGGGTGTTGATCAATTAGACGAAATCTCGCGTAGAGAAATCTATGTTGCCAACGATGATGGACCGGCAATCACGAGAGTCTTTGGTGTCAACCTTCATGATATCTTTGAATTCGGTGATGGGCAAGAGTATCAGACTTACTTCACCAGTGATCTCGGTGGCTCCCTTGAGAGCAGCGATGTTGAGCTTGTGATCGGTCTTGATCAGGGTCCGAACGACAGCTTTGTAATGCCCGTCAAGAAGGAAGTTGAAGTTTATGAGGATGAAGGTCTTCATAGACATCAGCGTCAGGGTTATTACGGCTGGGCAGAAATTGGTTTTGGCGTTCTTGATAATCGAAGGGTTCTTGCTGGCTCCTTCTAATATCATTACTTTCCGCCAATCTTCGGCTACCCTAGAGCTTTTTAGGGTAGCCTTTTTTATTATATCGTTGTTTTTGTGTATTGTTTACTGGAGGGTACAATGTTTGGCCATGGCGCTTTTAGCGAGTTAAGCTTTAGTGAAACAAAAGACACAGCAGCTGTGTTTGTGGGATCTTTGCCTATTATCTATTTTAATAGCTCGACTCTAACTTTCCCACTTAATATCAATAAAAGCGCCGATTTCCCTCTACAATTGAATACACTACAGGATTACGCTTTAAAAGTTAATACGGTTATAGATCTTACCACAAGGAGATAGAAAATGGCTCAATTTTGTGTGAATATTGCGGACGGTGATGTTTCTAGAGTGGTTGCCGCCATGTGCGCCAATTATGGATATGCGGTCACTGTGCCCAATCCGGACTTTAATCCAGACCTTCCAGTAGATCCAGATACAAATCCGCAAAACATTCCTAATCCCGAAACGTCCAATCAGTTTGCTAATCGTATGACAAGAGATTTTCTGATGACCAATACAGTCGCTCATGAGTTAAAAGTAGAAAAGGAAGCTGTTCCTCAGCCTTCTCCTCCAGACATTACAGATCCGGCAGAATAAGGAAACTATATTATTTTTTAATATCTGGTAGGAGCCATCATGGTACTTAAAGTAGCAGACAGAATAAAACAAACCACTACCAGCACGGGAACCGGAGACATATCTTTTACAGGAACTCCTGTTGGATTTGCTTCCTTCGGTTCCGTTTTGTCAGATGGTGATGTCACTTACTACGCTATAGAGGAAAATGATAAGTGGGAGATTGGTGTAGGGACTTATGGCTCCGATAACATGGTGCGTAGTTATGTATTGGCTAGTTCCAATAGTGATAATCGTATTAATTTGGGCGGTAGTGGTGTTGTTTTTATTACGTATCCGGCAAGTAGGAGCGTTATCAAAAATCAAGAGTCTCAATTGGTAATTGGTCCATCTGGATTAATTTTCAATGATGGTGACGTTCTTGTTGATAATTCAGTAGCTATATATGCTTCTGGTAATTCGTTAACTAATGCTAGCCAAATTGTTGGTGTGTCTGGTATTGCTGCTTATGCATCCGGTCAGTGGGCTACTTTAAAACTTTCAGATTTGTCTGATGTCAATACGAGTGGAACGGTAACGTCTAGTCATCTTTTATCTTTTAACACCCCTGACAAAAGTCTACTTCTCGGAGATATTACCGGACCATCCAACGAGAGCAACACTCTTATTGGCTATGGGGCGGCTAGTGGGACGACGGGTAGCAATATTGTTTCTCTTGGTACTCAGTCCGCGATAGCAAATGCTAACGGATCACAAAATGTTAGTGTTGGTACGTTGTCCGGACCTTCAGAGCCTGAGTACAGATCTAGCGCTTCCAATACTGTGTCAATGGGGTATAAGGCCGGAAGCCGTATGAGAAACGATTCTACTGCTATTGGTCATCAAGCGGGTATAGCGGCATACGAGATTGGATTTGTTGCGGTAGGATCTGCTGCTGGTTCCGGTATAGGTAGTTATAGTGTCGCTGTTGGTTATGAATCTGCCCATGGGGTAAATAGTGACTATGTTGTTGCCGTGGGACATCAAGCTGGAAAAAGTTCAACAGGCGATAGTTGTGTCTGGGTTGGCAATATGGCAGGATCTTCTGCGTCCGCTGCAACAAAATCGGTAGGCGTTGGATATCAGGCTGGTAAAAGTTCGTCTGCGGATGATAGTATTTATATTGGGCAAAGTGCTGGGCAAAACAATTCTAGTGACAACTATTTATATATAGCTAATGGTGCTCCCGCTAGTAATCGTACACTTATTAAGGGCGATATGCAGTCCAAGAGGCTGGCTGTTGGTTCGGCTGATGTAACCCTTGAAGACACCCTGTATATCGGTATCGCTACGTCTACTGACAAGGGATTGGTTGTCAAGTCTGCTACTGCACAAAGCGCCCTCTTAACAGATTGGCAAACCTCTATA